AAACGATGATTATGTTTTAACACGTAGACAATTAAGTTTATTAACTGATTCCATTATATTATATAGAAATATAACTTGTTCTAATTTTGTAACTAGTACTTGTAATATATTTACAAATGTTAGTCTTTTATCATATCTTTATATTAAAACTTTCTTTTTTAAAGATGAGAGATACAACGTTGTTAAATGGAAAGTTTTGTCAAGTAAGATAACTTCCTCTGTACCTCCTTTATTACTAATTGTCATAATTAGTGCTGCTTCCGCAAAAATGATGCTACTTAGTTACAAGGTTGCTAAGAGTGTTTTATCTGAGAGTATTTCTCAAAGTGGTAATTATAATGCAGAGAATATATACAGAACTGTTTGTGATAATGAAAAACAATCTTGTTGTATATTTCCTCTACCTTCTAAGAAAAGAGCTACAGACATGGATTACGATAAAGTTGAAAATATCACTCCATTTATAGTTGGTAGTGAACGTAATCACAATAAAATTGAAGAATTGTATGCTACTATCGAATCTAATGTCCGTTACGCTAAAATTCGGTTTACTAATGATAGTAGTACTACTACTAAAATACTCGGAGTATGTAATGATTATGCTCTAGTTAATATTCATTGTATTAAGAGTGAAATATATAGTGTTCATTTATCTACTTCACGTGATTCCGCATCAGGAATTGTTAAAGCTAGTTTGAAGCAACAAGATTTTAAAAAAGTTGGTGAAGATATATTCTTAGTTAGAATTATTGGTACTTTCTTTAAAGACATTACTTTTGCTATAGCTGATATTCCTGATACTTTTGTCGGTCTTAATGGAATGTTTATGAATAATAAAATTCCTGTAAGACAGGTACGAGAAGAAATCGTTCCCATAAATGCTGAAAATATGGTAGTTTTATATCCATATAAATATATATTTCCTGAACATGCAGCAGGTGATTGTGGTAGTCCACTACTTGTTACATATGGATACAAAACTTTTTTAGTTGGTGTACATTGTGCAGGTACTAATGAATATGGTTATGCGTGTAAAATTAATAAAAAACAATTCGATGCAGCTCTTAAAGATTATCAATCTACTAATATTTTAATTGATATAACTTCGGAGGGTAGCTTTCGTTTGAAGGACGAAGGCACTATTACTAATGTCTCTCCAAGAAGTCCTCTAGTTTATGAAGATATACCATCTCTTTTAGTTTATGGTAATATTAGCAATTGTAGCCCTATCTCACCTAAAAGTACTTTAACCAAGAGTATTTTATTCAATCATGTAGAGGAGCTTATTAATATATCTCCATCAATTGATGGCCATCCAAAGTATTTAGCACCTAAAATGAGATCATTTAGAAGAGATGGTGTATTCTATTCTCCAGAAAATAATTTCGTTAAAAAAGTAGGGGTTATTACTTCTGCTTTAGATAATTCTATTATGGAAAATGTTATCATAAGTACTACTTGTAATCTATTATATAAACTAAAGAATGAAGGTGTCACTTCTCTAAATCCAGTACCATTAGATGTTGCTCAGAATGGATATCCAGAGAATTTTTACTATAGATCTATGAAAAATAGTACATCTGGTGGATTTATGTTTACTGGTAAGAAAAGTAAATATATTGATTTTACCCCTAAGGATTTCAAACAAGATGCAGTTACTCCTAAACCTGAAGTTTTAATTCAAGTTCAAGAGATAATTGATTCATATTTACAGGATAAAACGTCTCACTCTATTGTTGGAGCTCAACTAAAGGATGAGCCTCGAAGTTGGGATAAAGTTATCAAAGGAAATACACGTATGTTTGCTATGTCGTCATATGATATGACTTTAGTTAATAGAATGTATCTACTACCATTTTATAGTATGATGTGTGAGCACAGAGATGTGTTTAATACTAAAATTGGAATAAACATGCATTCTGATGAAGTTGATAAAATGTACAACACTTTAAAAAACTTTTCATCTAATATCATGGAAGGTGATTATGGCGGATACGATACTAGTATGCCAATAGGAATTGGATTTATGTCCAACTCTATTGTTTATACTGTTCTTAAAAAACTAGGTTACAATTCTCATGCTTTGCAAATTGTTAAAGGTATTTTGACTGAGAATTTATTTCCAACTGTCGTATTAAATGGAACCGTTTTTACCCCTCCAGGTTTTCAACCATCAGGTAAATACGCTACCGCTGAGGATAACTCCTTACGAGGTGTTATTCTTTTACGATACGCATTTACAGTAATGTGCACGCCTCTTGGTTACAATAATGCTTTAAATCTAACAACAAAATTCAATGTTCGTGATTTTGATGATCTCCTACTACCAATAACATATGGTGACGATATGTTATGTGGTGTAAAAGATGAATTAGCACCTTATTTTAATAATATCACCTATGAAAAATTTGTACGAGAAGTCTATTACATGACTTTCACGACGTCAGATAAGAAAGAACAAACTGAAAAATTTGTTCAAATCAATGATATTTCTTTTCTCAAACGAACATTTAAATACCATTCTCTGATGAAGCGAATCATTGCTCCATTAGATAAAGATTCTATTATGAAAAGTTTATGTTATTACTTACCATCAAAAGAAATTACTCCTGAAGAACAAATAGTTCAAACATGTATTAGTGCTCTCAGTGAACTTTTCTTTCACTGTGAAGAACAAAGTACCTATGATACTTACAGACGTAAAATCATAGACAAATTAGCTGACTTGACTAGGTTCAGCATATCTGATCTAGAGCCCTTGTTTAAAACCTGGGATACTTTATTGGATAAATATAGTCAAAATTAGTTTTATTATCTTTTACTAATAAAAGATAAGACTCGGTGCCAAATATACTGGATATTTAATCACTTTATCAAACCATAAGATGAATATTTACAGGAAACACCGTTATAAAAGGAGGCTTATTTAAGCTTATTATGACACAATTAGTGCCTTGTCGTGGCATACCCACTTCAAAAGACAAATGTGTTGGTTTGCGTTCGTAATCACCTAATTCAGTGGTTACAAGAATGTAATTCGAATTGCGAAAACAACAATTTATAAACCAAAGTGTGAACACCAAATGGCTTCATACTGCTGTACCCATTCAGCAATCCCATTTCAACAAAAACTACGCAAAGCAGCTCATGCTGATTTTGAAAGTGCTATTGACAAATTATC